CAGCCATATATAAATGTTTAAAAGTAGGGGGAGTTTCACCCCCTTACTTTGTTAATCAATCCACTTCAGTCTTCCGGTTTCAATTTGGTAGATTGTCATCTGCCCATTTTGTTTCCCGGCTTCTGTAGCTTCATCTTCATTCTCGAAGATTAAAACCACATCCCAGATTTCAGTTTCGCCGTCTGTCCAACCTGCAACCGTTTCTGTGGTGTCGAGTGCAATTTGTACCGCTCTGTCCATTCCGTCTTGTCCTTCCAAGTTTTGAGCGTCTTGCACTTTAACTACCCAGCCTCTTGTTACTGGTTCTAATCTTGCGAGACCTACAATCGCATCAGGAAATTCAATCCTGATTTGTCTGATTTTCAAAAATGCTTTCTGTTGCATAATTGGTGGTGGCATTTCTATTGCGGAGCCTACCGCTTTGTTTGTATGTAAAAGAACTATTGAGACATAAAGATACAATAATGTTTGGAATTTCCAAACATTTGTAAAAGAATTTTTAAAGATTTTTATAAGGATTTTACTGAAAGCGCAACTGCTGTCTCAAGGGTTTCATCAATTTTCTGTCCATCAATAACGATGCAAGTAGTTGATGCACGGGTGAGGGCAGTGTACATTGATTGTGATTTGGATTTGTTACCGGTCATCGTTACTGACATGATATCCCGTTCATCAACCACGACTGTGTTATAGGTGGATCCTTGAGATTTATGTGAAGTGATAGCGTAAGCATATTCAACTGGTGCATACCTGTTTTTCAAATTCCACGCTTTGGTTAATGCTTCTGTTCTTTCTTCACCAAAATGCAATCTTTTTGCATACTCAAACAACTTCGTTACAGCTTGTGCGTGTCGGCTTTTTTCCGATTGGTCCAGTACTTTAATTGCAGCCGGTTTTTCTTCATGGATAAATTCCAGCACCCATATTTTATAGTCTTCTATATCCTGTGTAACACCGGTAACTTGAATTTCATAACTGTTAGAGATTGGTTCCAGCAAATCATTGAGTGTGTAATTATCCTGGAACATTAACAATTCGCCTTTCATGTATTCATTTGCTGCATCGCGGCCAAAGATATGATCGCGGACCAGGTCATTTACTTTTTTGCGGGTATCATTTCTATAAGTAACGGTTTTTACAACATTCATATTTTTATTTTCCACCGCATATTGGTACAGAGGTAAAACTGCTTCAATTACTTCGTAAATATTATCGGCAAATACCAAGGCACCTTTTTCATTTACAATATTCTTTCTGCATGCGGCAGGGACCGGGTTTAATTTTGGATGCTGCAACCTGGAATTATCACCAAAGAAATCTGCAAAAGGAAGTATGGGAGATTCTTCACCCTGCCGGATTCTTTCTGTCAGCACAACGTAATTGGGCCCATAAAATATTGGTGAGGGCTTATCAGCATATTTACTCCCATCTTCCCGAATTGGCGGCAGCTGTCGGATATCACCCAGATAAATAACCTTTGCTTTAGGGGGTTTTTCTGACATTATTAAATCGTGAGCTTGTTCATTGGCCATTGAACCCTCATCCACAATAATTATTTTTGCACGCTTAATTGGTGGATCAAAGCCCAATGTTTTATCGATAACAAAGTGTCCCGTTTCCTGGTCCATTTTCATGCCAAGGGCACCAGCAATAGATTTTGATATTATTGCTTTCTTTCCGAATGCCTTTTCTAATTTCTCAGAAATAACCAACTTTGCTTTATGTGAGAGTGCACATACAAGGATGGTTTTTTTATCAATATACGGTTGGAGGATGGCTTGTGCGATTGTTGTTTTACCGGTACCAGCCTTACCGCCAATTACCAGCCACTCATCAGCTTTCCCTTTTTCAATAAATTGAATGCCGGTGGCAATTGCCTGTTCCTGCTCAGCGTTTTTTGGTTCAATCTTTATCATCTTGTTTCGGGAAATCTTCGTGAACAATAGTAATAATGTCCTGCATCTGCGAAATTAAAGGAGTTGGGCCAGCATCAGCGATCGCATTGAAAAGACGCTGGTATTGATTTCCAGGCAATATATTTTCTTCTTCCATATCAATTGTTTTGTTGTTCGTGGCCAGTAATATTTCCATCATTCCTGGAACCGCCAAATCTTTCACTAAGCATTTTTTCGGCATCCATATAAATCATTGCATGCTGACTAATCAACCCAGCAAAACTTTGAATCATACTCAGGGTATTAGTGGCTAATGCCCGTGCTTTTTCTTTACCCACTTCAGCTGTAACAATTTTAAATTTTATTCCCTCGTTGTCTATTTTCGCACAGCTATATGAAGGGTTTAAATGGTTAAGGAACTCGGCAAATCCTTTTTCTGAGTGCAACACTACAAAGCCGGAGATATCATGTTTCTTTAAAATGGATTTTATTTCATCCATAGCTATTTTTAATTTAGGATCGTATTGCATAATGTATTGTTTGTTTTAAAATAATGTTGTTGTATAACGGAATCCCTGAAAGCCTTTTAAAGTTCTTTTGAATGGGCATTTTACAAATGGACCTCCAAGTACTATATAATTCCAGTCAATTATTTTTTCCTGACCATCCGCAGAAAAACCGGTTTTTGTTTGTTCCGGATTATATTTATGATAACCGCCGCAGTAAACCTTACCCCAAAGTCTGTTGCAAACAATTATGTAAATGCAATCCATTTCCTTGGTCGGTAGATTTGTGCATTTATGCATCCAGTAATCTCCGTTGTCTGAGTTGGCCATATTTTCAAGAAAAGTGGATAGGAAATTTTTTATACCCCCTTGCTCATTCATCATTTCCTGACCAAATGTTATTGCAATGCCATCAGGCACAATTGTCGGGTCTTTCGAATATCCTTTTTGTGTTATCATAAAATATTTTATTACTCATTAAAAGAAATTCCACACAATGAACACTTTGCACATATATGTCCATTCACAGAGCTAACAACAAATTTTAATTCACCTCCGCAGGCACAGTTTATTTTACCGCTCTTTTCTCCTGACTGGTGAACATGCTTTTTTACTATAGCATAGGCGATTAATGTCTTAGTGCCCCATTCTTCCATTTCTGCATTTTGCTTTTTTACTTCTTCAAGTGTGGGAAATTGACAATGTTCACATACGCCACCCTGGTTTAAACAAGGAACTTTGTATGGTCGATCGAATCTGACGTCTGCATAGTCTATTCCTTTTTTGCATCTAGTATTCATCAAGCCATTGAAGTGAATGCACTTATTTGAAATTTGTTCTTCAAAAGTTTTCATGTTTTGTTTTTATATTTCAAGTAATTCCGGATTTAACCTGATCATTCCATTGCTTCGTTTGATAAGTTCCAAAGTATTTAACCGGCTTATGGAATTATTAAAACCTCCAGAGTTGGGAGAATATGGCGTTGCAGTTTTTTGTGAAAGCTGGTCCTTAGTAAATTCATCAGTGGGATTATCCAATAGTACCCGGTAAATTTCTGCCTCACACTTACCAAGATTATTTATGTATGTTTCGATGTTGTAATCTTTGTGGGGTATCTCACCGGTATAGTCTGATAAATTAGGAACACGGTTTACCATCACCCGGCCATTGTTACGGCTGATCAATCCCTTTGTGTTTAATTCGCTAAGTGAATTATTGAAACCGCCACTTCCGGAAGAATATCCCGTTGCAATGGCCAGCTGGGCATAAGAGAAAGAACGTGTCATGTATGTGGCAAGAAATTGCAGCAGGGCCAGAGAACATTTGCCAAGTTTAGTATCACCTGCAGCAACTGGCGCCGAATATGAAATTCTTTCTTTAGTGGAGCTACCTGCAGGTAATGGTTTTATAGATACCATTTTTACATTTGCAAGATTTTGAACATGGTCCGGAACAACTAATAGTTTGCTTAGATCTTCATGCCCTTTTTTTATTTTAGCAAATATTATTGAATAGTCCTTAACAGTTTTTTCAGTTCCAGCCAATAACTTCATTGCATGGTCCCTTTCTTTTTTCAGGCAATCAATTTCCAATAAATATTTTTCATTATTCTGTGAGGCCTGTGGTGCCGGTGCACTAACTTTTTTCCTTAGTTCCAATGTCAACCGGTTAACCTCACTCTGCAGTTGCTGCATGGTTTTTAATTCCTTTTCCGCTTCTGCCGGCAGGTCATTTAATTTCGTAAGCAGCTGTAAAACTTTCGCTGTTGGCTTCTGCGGTTTGATATCGATATTAACACCGGCCTTGGGAATTTTAGTTTTCGGCAAGTTTACTTTTACTGTATGCACCTGGTGAGGTTCAATTGAAGTTCCAAATGCATAGAATTGCCCGGGCGTAAGATTGCGAATAATATTTTTATCTGTTGCAGAAGATAATCCAAGTTCTTTTGCAGCACGGTCCAAATCTATATCCAAAAATGTGCGGCCGATGAATTTATTGTTACACTCCGCAGCAGCATCCTTATGCAGCTTGCTTATACGCTGTGTAAGTAGTACTCCGCAGTAACCACGCTTTCTACCACGGCTCATTAAATCTTTCACAGCAGTGGCGCTGGCTTGCTTATCCTGTTCGCCACAGAGCTTGTGAGCCTCTTCCAGGAAAACAAAATAGTTAACCCAATATTCCTTTTGAAGATCCATCATAGTTTCAAGGAAATATTTTGCGTATAGGATGCGGTCATTCATCTGCATGTCGCTGAGATCAATTACAACGTTCAACCTATTGGCAATAATTTCCCGGGGCAATAGCTTTGCTGATTTGATGTTGATCGGCACATCTGCATGCTGGCCACCAATAACCAGTATGTCACCGAAGCGCTCTTTTAAAGTGTAGTACTCCCCTTCGATATCCATTACAATGAATGGAACCTTACCATACACTTCTTCCATGATCACCCGGGCCAGCACACTTTTGCCGCCACCACTATTTGCCTGGATAAGAAGCCGGCTGGTTAGCAGATCATCGATATTGATTGAAGTGCCGATGTTGATTGTTTGCATTATTTAATGTTTTAGTTTTTAAATTTCTGTTTGTTGAGGATCACTTATTCTTTTGTTGTATTCTTCAATAAACTGAGTTAGTTCCATCCCAACAGCCAGGTTATCTTTTAAATATTTGCTGCAAGCATTGATGGCATTTATAATCGTGGTATGATCACGTCCACCCAGTTCCACACCTGTAATTGCATAGGTTTGGTTTAAAATTTTAATATTCACCCATGCATAGAAATATCGTGCCCTTACCAGATCACGGCGCCTTCCTTTGGTTACTACATTTTTCCATTTACATTCAAAGAAATCTTCCACCAGTTCTTGCAGTACCAGTTTGCTGCTGGCGATTGTATTTCGAGACAGGCCAGCTGGTACCAGACAGATATCTACACCGGTTAATTTCTTAATTTTAAATTCTGCAGAGCTGATAATATTTTTTACTATCGGCATCTGTATTACGTCGGCAGATTGCATAAATTCTTATTTAGTTCGGAGATTAGATCTTTATAATTTAGAGCTGTGAACCGTAGCACTTTCCAACCCAGCTGCTGAGCCTGGTTATATTTTTCGGTATCACCGGTAAATCCCTTTGCTGTAGTATGCCGGCTTTTTTCACTCATCAATCCTTCGTACTCAATCCCAATTTTTAAAGCAGGGATACACCAGTCAAACTTCCACCTGCGGAATTCATCAAATTTGAATTCAGTTTTAAATTCAAGTGCATGCTGATTACACCAGTACATGATATTCCATGCCATCCAGTCTTTTTCCTTGCTCTGTGTTTTACAAATCGGAGGATTCTTGCGGTTTTTGGTAGAATCCTTCTTTGCCTTTTTATGGAAATGATAATCCCGGATCTTCCGCTGCGCCTTCAAGGCCTTGATATGTTTCTCTGTCCAGTTATTCATGGTATATTACCTCCTTTCCCTCTTGACTGCATTGTTTAAAAAATTCTATCACCGCTATTTTTTTCATATAGCTCCTTACCAGATCATCAGTTGCTTCAATACTTTTTTCTTTCAGGATATCCAGCGATCGTTGTTTGATATCTTCTACAGCATCATCGGAAAAAGAAATCCTGCCTGACATTTTCAGCTTATCGTAAAATGTTTTATCAACACTGTAGTAGGTAATCTGGTCGGGTGTTTCCACATACCGTTCGTATAGAAAATTGATGCTGCGCTCAATTTCATTTAAAGAACTTCTGGGAGTTTGCTGTACCGGTGGCCGGCGTGTTACTACAGGCGATTGTGATTGCATTGGTGCATTGCTGTAAGTTCCCTTCCTGGAATTCGATATCCATAGGTTCGCTGCGTGCGGCCAACTGATAATCGGCTTTTGTTGCCGGCCCTGCTTCCATCCGTTGGCAGTATAGAAATTAAAAAAATCGTTTGCCTCAGCTTTGCATTTATCCGGGAACCAGGTGTTAGGGTTTTTGGAATTATACTGCTTCAAAAAATAAGTTTCAACCTCAGATAATTCCGGCGCCACGAATTTTCGCCGCGGGGCATCCTGGCCTTTCGCTTCAATTTTTTTATCAGAACTATGAATATCTTTTTTTTCATCTGGCGCTTCATGCGCCAATAACTTTTGTTTTGTTTTAGTTTCAGTATTGTTTTGTTTTGTCTGTGGAATCTTCAAAGGAATTTCGCCATTCTTCCGGGGAACTATTTTTATATTCTGTGGAAATTTACTCGAAAAGTCTAAAAGAAGCCAGTCCTGTTGCATTTCGAAGACACTTCCTTTGGCACGCCTTTCAGACGTTGCGAATAGGAAAACTTCCTGCATCATTTCGCATGTAAGTACCTTGAACAGATCAGCCACGTCCTTATCAAATAAGCCACGACTGATGCACCCACGGATTACTTCCTGGACTAAAGTCATTTTCTTTTTACAATATTCACTTGCAAATAATTCCACTTCCTCCTTATCGTTCAGATCAAAATAATATCCTTTATTTGAGTATGCATAATCTATAAGGCAACTCCAGATATAATATCCATCGCTGTCAAATTCATTACACAGCAGCCGAATCTTTTTATTGATGATATGGCCGCTGTCCATCCTGTAAAATGTTATCCCGGGCTTTACATTCCTTGCCATTTGTTTTCTTTGGTTTATCCATTTATAAATTCCTGTATTGTGGCTGCAGGTATTGAACACCCAGCCATGCAAAAAATTTTTCTTCGCTTTCCCATACCGGTGGCAACGTTGGTTCCGTTACAATCGGCTTTAAATGCCATACCTCAGCTTTATCCTTATAACACTCCGCTTGCCTGCGCAACTCTCCCTCACAACCACACCAGCCCTTTTTAACCCACTGACTGGAGATATAACGCCTGGTATATTCAGCGCTGCCGGTCCTGATTGCAAACTGGCGGTAGTAATCGTGTGACTGCGGCATGAACAGGTCCAAGTTGATAGAATAGGCCACTGAATCAATTACCCTTTGCATGGCCACTTGCATATACCTGCCTGTAAATTTTCCTTTCATTACTACGCCATTCGCTTTTATTATCCTTTCAAACTCCGGATGAATGGTGGTTTGTTTATTGATTTCTTCATCGAATAAATTCTTTTCAGATTTTGAAATAAATTTTGGTATGCAAACCAGCTCAATATCTTTTACCTCTTCCATCTTACGGCGGATACTGCCGGCAATATTGATCACTTCACAGAATGGGGCCAGCTCCCGCAAAAGGTTTTCTGCTATCGTTGTGGCGTAATAGATGTGCATTGCTTTGGGTATTTAATTTTCGAAATACTTTTTGTACTGACTTATTTTAAATGCTTCAACCTGGGCACGGATGCTTTTTTTAGGATCCACGTAGATGCTTATCTTTCTATCTACTTTCACCAGCTGCATTTTTGAGTAATCAATTTTTTTAGTTTCAAACTTTGGTTCCCTTCTGGAAACGTTGTTTTTTCGGCGTGCTTCATTCTGGTTGGCAATTAGTAATTTGGTTTCCCTTTCCTTCTTTTTGCGCTCCAGTTCAGGATCAACAATTTTTTCTTTTTTTCGCTGCCGCAATATTGGCTTTGCTTCCTATAAAGGTTTCGGCTCTTTCACTTTTTTTGGCTTCGGCACTTTAACCGGTTTTGGCCTTTCTGCCCTCTTTGCGTTTCTTTTATCAACAATATCCTGGTAGGTCTGAAGGCCTGTTACTCCTTTAAAAGTTCTATTAATTACGTCAGCTACATCTTCCACTTCACATTCTAAAAAATCAGCGATCTGTTTGTGTGTTTTAGTGAGTGCCATATTTTTAATTATAACAAGCTCACTGTGCATGAAGTCTTTCATGGAATTTGGATTTAGATAATTACAACACGGTTGTGCTTCTTATTATTGAATATTTGCTCCAGGTTATACACGTATGTTTTATGTGATGGATTCTTTACTAGCAGGTCGGGATATTTCTTATAAGCTTCAAAAATATCAGCGATTGAAACCTTGCCGGCTTTCATAATTCTGTAAATAGCAATTACAAAACCGCGGTCACGCCAGAATGGAGAATCACTGAACCGTTTACAATTTTCAGCGATCATTACAGCCTCATTCCACTTGGTTACTTCCAGTAAACCGGTTTGAAATTTCTCCGTTAATGCGGTATCGCTTCCTTCCACGCCCGGAGTGCCTGTAGTAAGTAGGCGAAGGCTGGTACCGATATTGATGCCATAGGTATCATAGAATTCCTTCAGCTGGATATAATTTTTATTCCTTTCTGCAACATAACAATTGATGAAATTTTGATTGGTCCATTTTTCAACATTGCTGTTAACCCTGGCGATATCCCGCATACTCTTATTTTCTACTACGAGTATATAATATACAGGGCGCTTTAGTTTCTTACTTATAAAGAACCTGTGCTGGCCATCCAGGATGATCAATTTATTGCCATTCACTTTTACATTGATGGGGTAATACTGCAGCATGTCGTTACCACTTTCAATTTCCTTTATGATGTTTCTAATTTTCCTTTCATTCAAAGGCCTGTTGCCTTCGATCATTTCAAAATTTTTATACTGGTCAGTTTGGAAAACTGGTACAGTTGATACTTGATGTGTTAGCATTTACTTTATTTTAATTGGGTTTACACTTAATGTTTCAAGATTGATATAAAGGCCATGGTATTGTATTCGCAATTCGCGGAACATTTTCCAGAGAATTCCCAAACCCATATTGGCCAGGTTAGTGTTGATGAATAGATCCTGTTTCGTTAAAGCCTCAGCAAGTGAGCAGCTGGGTCCCTGATCATCTTTTTTAGCTTTCCTTAAAATGTCCGGATGAATCTTTTCTATTGTTGGCAACGAACTAACACAATTGAATTCACTTTTTTCCGGTTGTTTAATTGGTGAGAGCGATCCAATGACCACTTGCCCCCTGTCTTTCATATTTCCATAATCCATCCAATAGTATGGAGTGTGAAAGGGAGAATATGCACCATGTCTTCTGCGGCTAAATGCCGTTGCTTGTTTGCCGGTCATCTCATTCGTACATTGTTGAAGTACTGATTTGATTTGTTCCCTTGCAGGGCCAGAATCAACACAACTGATAGTTATATTGGCACACGGTGCACTATCGGTAGAATTATATAATGCCGGCACCGCTTCCCAATCAGTTCCAAAGAACCTGTTTATACGTCCAGTTAAAACCACGCATTTATGAAAGCCCACATCTGCAGGGCTAAACAATTGCCTGCCCATATTTGCTTCTGATACTTTATCAGGATCAATTGCCCTAACGTACAGGCCTGGGTGCCCAAGCGCTTTTAAAGCGGAATTCATCCGGGCCAAGGAATTTAATATTTGCGAACCCGTTCCACCTACTCCAATCAAATTGATAGTAACAGGATGCTGCGGATTTATAAGATAACTTTCTGTATAGTGCATGCTCTCTTTGCGCTCACTAATATTTGTTGTTTTATTCTTCATCTTCTTGCTCAATATTTTTATTGCCAATTAATTTTGTCATTAGGTCACCAACCGTTTTGTATTTTTTGTGTTGGAGCAATTGCTCTTTGGAGGGGAATGGCTTTTTACTTATGAGTAATTGTTTCCAAAGTGCAGGTAAAGAAGTCTTACAGGTATTTTTTATCTGGCCATGGTTTTGTTCTGCCATAAAAAACCCACGTTCAAACCTTTCGATTTCTCCTTCAAACGTTTTAGTTTTTTGTTTTCCAACATTGGCAGTGCCGAGGCAGACATTTCCATTTTCATAAATGTTAAAGAATGGAGCGTTATAAAGTTTTGTCTTCATATCAGGTCTTTCAGACGATTGAAGGCCATAGATGAATAATTCCCTGTTCATAATCAGGAATAGTAACGCAGGCACTTTTACAGTGGGATTTGATTTTATTTTTAACTGGGCAGCAAAATTCAATATCCTTGTAGCAGCTGGCCGATACCACATCACAATTGTTTTTCCATCTTTATTAGTAGCATATAAAATTGATCCATCAATAAAACCTTTAAATTCCATCTCTTCAGTTTTATTTTTGGTATAAGACTTAGCAATATTCAGCATTATGCTTTCTTCCAATGGTGCAGGTGCCATGAAAACCAGATTGCCGTTTTCATTTTTTATTTCTCTGCCCTCCAGGTAATAATTGGAAGCGTAATTGCCACGGTCTTTATACACAGTAATTAATTTTACCGGCATCAGAGATTTGTTGGTGTTCGTGTTATTCATATCAAATGCTTTAGTTCTTCTTTATTAAATATTTCTATTAATGTTGTTGCCGGTGTTTTACTTTCCAGGTATGCCTTTTTAAAAAAGTACTCTTTGTAACGCCAGCAAATATTTTGAATCCCATGGGAAAGAAACCCACTCAACCTTTCCGGAAATTTATCAAGCTGTAATGGCCGTAATACTTTACCCGGGCATGCAATACTAAATTGGATTGGTAGGTACATACCTGAATTGGAATGATGATCAATTTTCTTTGATGCCTTAATATTCACCACATCAGCCTTATGGTTACTCCAAACGAATTTGTATAATCGAAATGGTGTCACAGGATTTTTACAACCTTTATAATTGGGAACAAAAGTGAAAGGAGAAATAGTTTCATTGTTTGCAGCTATTTCCAAACCTGACCGCAACCACCATGATATTATTCTTTGTCTTTCACTAAGATCTTCACGGGCACGAAATTTATGTACGCGGACTTTCAGTTCTTCAATATCCACAACCTTGCGCCTTCTTTTTATTAATCTTAAATAAACGGCTGCAGGTCCAGTCCGATAATAATTTCGTTGCTCCTCAAACAATGGATTATCTGTGATAGGACTTTGTAGTAATAATTCCAGGGCTTCTGAAAAATCACCATCTTCATCCCATAACGGTATTTTATTAACCCTGGAAGTAAGTGCAACCACATCAATTATCAAATCATGCAATTCTCGGTCTCTATGCTTTAACATGGGTAAAAAATCCATCGGCATATAGAGTTCATCACGCTTCACCATATTATTACTATAACATTTTAATACCACGAAACGGAATCTTGTTTTGCCTCCATCATTATAGGTATCGATGGTCCATTCATTACCATTTGCCAATGGCCCCAATTTCCTTAAAAGCCATTGCAGCACTTTTACCGGGGTTATATCAATTTTCCAATCCGGTTCTTTGAGGTTTTTATATTTCGGCTGTGCCTTTACTATTAAATACAAATCCTCAATGGCCTGCAACTGCTTAGCCTCATTATCAACAGTTTTAAAAAGCATTTCATCATCTTTATCTTTTGTACCAAATATCATCGATATTTCAAACATAGATATCGGTTTCAGTTGAGACGTTAAAAGATGAAATCCAATTCCCTTGCAGGCATCTGCATCAGCGCTGGTTTGTTTACTTCCATTTTTTTGTACTCCGATTGTTCGACGTACAGAATTCTTGCCAGCGTGTGGTGATGGGCTATATTTATTTTTTCTACTTTGGGATTGCATTTTAATTTTTTTCTCTGTTTTATATATTCAAGTGTGTTCATAATTATCCTAATTGCCCCGCCTGGGTTTTGATTGTATAATTTGCTTTATCTCCGATAATTACCGGTCCTTCTGCCAAACCATTCGTTAACTCCGGGTAAGTGGGTGCATAGAATTTCATCACTTCAATTACTGAAAACTCCGGGTTTGGATCAGGCAGGTTGATGGTTTTGTTATCTTTTTTGTATGAAAATTGCCTGGTTAGATTTTGTACTTCGAGTGCCATAATATTAAATTGAATTTTTAAGAATTATTTTTTTGCTGTTTCTTGAATTGCCGGTAGAGTTTTTTATAAATCGTATTGCCATGTAGTCTTCTCACTTCCAGCAGGTTTATAAAATACCTGTCTTTCTTTTCACGTGTCAGCACACTTATTTTTTTCCACTCCACCTTTGAAATAAGCCGCACAGGTTCGTTCTTACCTTTGTAAAGACAATGTTCAAACCTTTTGTTTTTACCGCCTCTCTTGATGATGTAACCTCCGTTTAAGAGGGTTTTGAATAACCAATGCTTACCCGAAACAGATATTTTTGTTTTTACCTGCTCGGCCATCACAGTAGCTTCAAATAATTTTTGCTGTTCCATTTTTAGAATAATCCAGGTTCTGCTGGTTCCTCAACTTTAATTTTAGTTTTATCTTTTTTTACCGGTGTTTTCTTTTCCGTTGCGTTAGCTTTTTTGGTAGCAGTTTTTGTTTTCTCTTTGGCGGCCGGCTGTGTGGCCACTTCCTTTTTCACAGCTTCAATGTTGGAAACAATACCCATTACCTCATTGAAGCCGGGAAGTATCTTAGAGAAAAATTCATCATCAAGTTCAGCTGCAGTCCCTTTAAAATTCATTGGAGGGATACCAGCTGATGCAACCCCGGGTAAAAGGTTAATGGTCAGCTTGCCATTCTTTTCCATTATGCGAATGGTCATATCTACATTACCCTTTGCAGATAATTGTTGGAAGAAGTTCATATCGTTGTCGTTTTGTGGTGATAACATTTTTTCCAGTTCATCAAATCCTTTATTGATCTCATTGTTCGTTGCCTTCATTTCTTTCAGGATCTGTTGTGGCGATGGCAATTCATTTTTCTTTTCGCATGCACTGCAGAGATCAGGTTCAACCCAATAGCATGCACTTTCGGTTTTTTCAATGCACTGGATGCAATTATATTCGGTGCAACCGCAAACACGGCAACGCTTTAAACCATTAACCCATTCCTTCGCACGTTCAATGGCCTTGTTTAATTCGTCCGACATTTTATTATCATAATAAATTGCATGCACAAATTCTTTGGCCTCTTCATCTTTCAGATCAGGATAAATAAGCAATTGCACCAAACCAGTTTCTTCATATTTTCCGCCATCATAAAAAACATAGTCGTTAAATTTTCGCAGGAAAGATTTTGTTTTGGCTTCAACAGGTTCTTCAATCACAGCAGCTGCAGGCTTTACAATCTTTATGAGCATCGTTCTTATTGAAGTGCCAGATTCTTTAAATTCGCCTTCCGGTATTTCTTCAATGTGAGCACCGATTTTTTCTAACCAGGCCTTAAATTCAGTTTGCTTTTTTTGTGAACCAAACATCCACGATGGGCTGGCCAGCGTAACGATAGTGCCACCGGGCTTACACACGTCGTACATTTTGCGGATGTGATCAATGTCCTGATTCTTTGTAAAGGGAGGATTGGCAATGATGATATCGTATGTGTCTTTTAAATCACATAGCAGAAAATCTTCTCCAATAATATTTGCACCTTCAACGGATTTTAATTTTGTCCGGTTTAAATCCATGGTTTCAAAACAATCTACAGTAATCGGCAATCCCGTTGGGTTTGTTGATGCACCATTCAATAATTGCTTTATCAATGCACCATCACCTGCAGACGGTTCTAATATTTTTTCACCTTCAAGAATCCATGGCAATAAATCAACCATTTTATGTGCTACATTATCAGGTGTAGCAAAAAACTGATGTTCCTTTTTTAAATTCCTTTGCTCGCCATTGGCCAGCTGGGCAAGTAATTCAGTTGGATCCTGTTCGAATACAAAACCCTGGGTTTTACCTCCTTTCCATTTACCACCAATCAACTCCAGCGATCGTTTTACTTCTGTATAAGCTGTTCTATCAAGTTGAACGGCTGGCAGTTTAACAACCATTCCCTCAACAGTGCAGTCCTTTAGTGTTTCTTGTAACATGTTTTTAAAATATTTTTCTTTGTTTTTTAAAATATCAGATGCCCAATCCAAACATCCCTGGCAAATTGAAATAGCACCAGCTTTATCAAAAAATAGTTTATCGAATTCCTTTTTTACTTTGCCCCTGCAACATTTAAAGCAACCATAACCATCATCTTTTTTCCAACGGCTTTTCATATCCTTTGCAGCTTCCACACATTCTTCGCAAATACAGAAATTAGAGAAGCACATTGAAAAGCCATTAGTAACTTCTTTCTGACACCAAGGACAATGCGAACGGCCAGCTTCTCCTTCATCTACGCTTTTTTTTGTTTCATCCAAACCAAAATCAGAGTAACCCATTTCTATTTGGTCTTTTTTTTTTACTTCATACTTCACCATGGCCTGGTGAATGAAAAGCGTGTTATGTTGAATCGTTGTGAAAGGACCATGATATGGCTGGAATCCTTCCTTTATTCCCTTTGCAATACTGTCCAACAGTTCAAAGTGATCATTGCCTGTGGCCATTCCGTATTCAATGATCTTCTCCATTATTTTTTTACTGTTTGTGCTATCGGCATGATCATGGCCAGGTAACCTTCATCATCTTTGGATGAAAGAACAATCTGTTTATTCATGTCGTGGATTGCAAAACTTATTTCATCATAGTTAACCTGGTGCAGCAGCTTCATTAATTTATCGCTGTTGATTTTGGTTTGTTTTATCTCACCGGTATATTGACATTTTACAGTAGGTGTAATTCTTACAACTCCATCCTCTGCAATCAGTACAATGGTACCGGCAGCTGACAGGTCAACATCAGTGGTTCGCAACGGATCAGAACTGATAGAACATTTACCGAGTGCTTCCAAAAGTTCATGGCGGTTAATCACCAGGTTGGCTGGCCAGTCCGGAGGAAATACTTTGCGGAAATCACCATACTTCATTTCGCTGCGTGTATTAACGATGGTGATGTGATCAGCTTCAAAACCGATAACCTTCTTTTGGTAATACACTTTAGCTTCCTTACATCCTTCCAGCGCTTTAATAATTTTAGGGCTGAGTAATAGTTCCTGCGCATCTTCAACTTCAAGTGGGAAGCGCCTTGAAAAAACCATTGAAGCATTATCCGAACTTGCCACGGTAATATTTTTACCTTCTACATTCATCAAAACAAATTCTGTTTGCGGCTGCTTACCAAGATTGATGGCTGTTGATAAAGCAGTGTGCAGGCAATGAAGAATATCTTCATTAATGGAGAACTGTGATTTACGTGGCAGTTCCTGAAGTTTGGGAAACGTCTCTACCTTTTCCGGACTCTTCACTTCGTAAGTATCTGTTTCATCAGTTATCTTCAAAGTTTTACCTAACTCAAAAGTCAACGGGCAGTTCTTATTTAGTGCAACAACTTTATTTAAGAATTCAAAGGGTACAAGAAAATCAAACTCGGCTTTACATTCACAGGAAAGTTTGTAGTGAATAGTTATTTCTATATCGCTGGCAATTAATATTACCTGGTCCTGCGATGCCTTTACATAAATGTTACTGAGTGCAGGCAATGGGCCCGATTTTAAAATCGCAAGGCTCAATTTCTTTAATGCCACTGCAAGTGGTGTTGTGGAGATAATAAATTTTTTCATTTCGTTTTGTTTTATGCTTCGTTAAACAGGTTAAAAGTTTTATCCACCTGCTCTATATTTTCCATCATGTCAGTTGCACCGGTTACGGTATTTCCGATTGTCATTTTCTCAATGATCAATTCCCACATTCTTTCATCCACCGTATTCTGTCCGAGGAAGTAAGTACACATCACATTGTTTTTCTGGCCAATCCTGTGGGCTCTGTCCTCGCATTGAACACAATCAGCGTATGTCCATGGATATTCAATAAAAGCTACCCTGCTGGATGCTGTAAGCGTTATACCCACACCAGCTGCTTTGTGATTACAAACAATCAATTGACATTTGGGATCATTCTGAAAGGCATCAATATTCCGTTGCCGTTTATTGGTATCATCCCGGCCAGTCACAGTAACAGCATTAGGCCATATTCTTAAACATTCGTCAACAATGGAATGGAGATTGCAAAAAAGAATTAATTTTTCCCCGGCTTCGATCACTTCATTCACGAATTCTTTTACCTCATTAATTTTTCCCTTACCTGCGATCGCTTTCAGGTTCATCATTTTTAAAATGGCTTCGCCTTCCATTTTCTTTGTCACCTCTTCTTCAGTTAAGCCTTGCTGTTCCAACCATCTTTTAAAATCAGCTTCGGCTTTATCATATTCATCCCGGTTGCTGATCTCACAGATAATTGTTTGGCGTTGTTTATCTGGCAAATCCTTAGCAACATCTTTTTTCTCACGGCGAAAAAAGCAATTGGTATTAAGCAGGTAATTGAGTTCCTTTAAATTGCTGGCGCCCTTACCACCTTCACAATACCTTTCTTTGAATCCAGCTGCATCACCGAACCTTTTTAAAACACCCATGATGGCCAGCTGGGGAAACAGATCTATTGGTTTATTAATAACTGGCGTTCCTGAAAGCAGTAACCTGTATTTTAGTGTATGAAAAATGCGGATAATAAATTTTGTTTGGTCAGCAAGTGGATCTTTACAACGCTGGCTCTCATCCAATATGCCGGCTTTAAATAAACTCATGCATTCTTTCAGCACTACATCTTTACTATGCCAGGGTTTCTTTTTTCCCTTTGCTGTTTTTTCCTGTGGATATGAATCAACAAGAAACGTCCTGATACTTTCATAATTAACGATAACCACATCAATCAAACCGGTTGAAACATACTGGTGCCAGTTCTTACGCATTGATGGACTCATTTTTCCATCAAGTACCATCGACCTGTAATGGCTGAACTTTTCAAATTCTCTTTTCCAATTCAATTTCGTGGAAGCCGGGCAAACAACCAATACCGGTTTAACCTGCAGTCCAATCATTATACCAATGGACTGTAATGTTTTTCCGAGGCCTTGTTCATCACCGATCAAACACCTTTCAAATTTCATTCCTTGTGCTATGCCAGTATCCTGGTAAGGCCTTGTGATGGTTCCTTCCTTCCATGGAATTGGAATAGTCAACTCAGCCATTGGTGGTAATTCACCCGTTATTTCAGGAGTTAATGCGCTGTGCAGAATGATGGTTGCTCTGTTTGTTTTCTGCAGTCTTTCAACCTGCTGGCGGAATTTACCAGGCACATACCAAAGCTTTTCTTTAGCAATGTATTTTGACTCCTGGACGAAGCCGGTGTGTGGATTTGTATAACCGATAGCTTTGACCGATTTTAGATTATGGCTGTGCCAATGGTTAAAATCCCATGTTATATGAAAATATGTATCGTAGTCTATGATCCGCATTTACAAAGCCTGTTATTATTCAGTGGTATTGGTTTCGTCTGTTCCTTCGGCTAATGGCAATTCAGCCTGCACCATCTTAGGTTGTGATTTTCCATTCATGTAATACTCAACCTCTGTTATTAAATCATCTATAACAGCACGCAGTTCCATGATAAATGGATAATCACAATCCCATGTCTTTTTAGGAGAGGTAAGTTTTACCAGTTCATCTGTTGAAAGCATCTTGCTACCGGAAAGCGATACACCTTCTTTATCGCCATTACCGGATATTGAAAAAGAGTCAACATAAAACCTTGACACTTTATATTCCAGGCTGGTTACTTTGTGTTCATCTTCATCGTAATCTACAATCTGTTCAATGTCATTTATTTTGTTATGGTCAATTTCTTCGCAGATCGCAGCAAGGTGAGCATGTAATTTTTTGAATGCATTTCTCAAATCATCGTGAACCAGCAATGAGCCTTTACGGTTGCATTCATCGCCTTTGGTAACACCGCTGGCTATTTCATAAGAATAGTTACAGAAACTATCTTTTAAGGAAGCGGATGTAATGATGTAAAGCTTCTCATCATTATCTTCTTGCATTGCTTCCTTCAGTTTATCCATCCCCTTTTTTAAGGAACCAGCGTTAATCGCTATCACTTTTTTTGTCATTTTTAGGAGTTTAATTTTTTAGTTAATTATAGAATTCATAATGACTGTACTTGTCATTTACTTTTTTAATCTTGGCGGTAAATGGAAAATCCTTTTCAGCTATTTGATTTAACTGGTCAATAAGAATTTTTCCACTTGTAAAAACTACCTTCTGGATACCTCCAATTGAAATTTGCAAATGCAAACAATCTGTACCATTCTTTTGTGTGGAAGGTGTTACTTTATACCAATGAACTATCAATTCCTGGTCTAGTAATTCGCTAACAGGAACTTTTGGACCAACAAGAACTTTTTTAGTGTTTACTTTTAACTCACCGAAATTTATCATGCTCTTAATTTTTTTAACAGGTGTTTACAATTAGCCCATTTGCACAATCCTTTATAGGAAGCGAGTGAAGCCATATTAATTCCTTTTGCCACCTTTCTGGCAAAGTTTTTCTTTATGCGTTTGCGGATAAACACATGACAATGGGAATAGAAAACGTATCCAAGAAAATCCAATCCTCTGCCCTTTTCCCTGGTGCCTATTGGAAATACCTGCCAATTTTCTTTTACTTGTAGTTTAAGTTTGTCCTGGAGATATTCTTTAAAATCAATCAGCAACTGATGCAGGTGTTCCTTGCTATCAGATAATACAACGATATCATCTGCGTACCGGAAGTAATATTTTACTTTCTTTATTTCTTTAACCCAATGATCAAAATAGGTGAGGTAAAAATTTGCGAAGTATTGAGATAAGTAATTACCAATTGGTAATCCGGGAGCACTATCAATTATTCCGTCCATTAACCACAGAAGATCTTCATCTTTAATTTTGCGCCTGAGTAATTGTTTTAAAATCCGGTGATCAACACTTGGATAAAATTTCTTTATATCCAGTTTTAAACAATATTTTGTACCAGACTCATCCATTAAAGCCTTCCTGACTGCATTTGCAGCAGCGTGAATACCTTTTCCTTTAATGCATGAATAAGTATCAGTAGTGAAAGTGGAGACGAATATTGGCTCCATCACCAGCATTACAGCATGATGAACAATACGGTCAGGATAATATGGAAGTCTGAATATTTCGCGTTCTTTAGGCTCATAAATTTTGAACGTACTATATGCAGAAGTTTTATAGGTTTTGTTAATCAGGCTTTGATGCAGGCTTAAAATATTTTGTTCCCGGTTGCGGTCATGCACTATTACACCATATTGTTTGGCTTTGCCTTTCCTGGCAATTATATCAGCAGCATTCAAATTTTCGATGCTGCAAATGGCGGTGTATAAATTGTTTCTCCTTTTCAATGTTTCCTTTGCTTTTAAAAGATCGCCTTCCTACATGCAGCAGTACCAACGCTCTTTTTGAATAAGTCATTTTTTGCCAAGAGGCAGGGCCTGTATCGCTAAAATTCTTACATAGTCGGGGGCTGCAGTTCGTATTCGTATTCCAGTTATCGTAGTCGTTGTAACGAAGCCTGAGACCTGAACAACCATCAGCCAATGCAATACACAGCCTTATTTATTTTATGAGAACATATCTTGCAGAAGGCCAAGAAAAAACTTTACCATGTGCTTCACTATCACCGGCGAAACGTATGCAAAGCGGGGGCCGCAGTACGTACTCGTATCCCAGCTACCGAAGACGTCGTA